TCAAGGATATCGTTGACCTTATCAACCCCATAAACTTTTATAAGCTTATCAAAATTAGTTTGAGTGATAGAGAGGTGATCAAAAGAGCGGCATATATTTTCACTACTCTCTAATCCTTTCCTATCCTCTCTAATCCCATCCTCTCCACTCCTCTCCTCTCCACTCGGTAGCCTCGTGCTACTCTTGTGCTTAGCACATGCTACGGGTATGCTTAGCGTATGCTTAGCACGTGCTACTTTTTCAAGACCGCCTTTTTTCCCTGCTAACCTCCTTTGTTCGCAGTACTTATCATATTCGCCCATCCGCCGCAAAAGAGATAATGACGAAAAATTATCACCCTCAATTACCTCAAAAAGTCCGTAATTAAGGGTCACGGCTTTGAACTTTTCTGCGCTTGAATAGTATCTTTTCGCGAGAATAGGTAGCATCGATAACGGATAAATGTAGCCCTCTTGTTCCCTGAGTACCTCTATCAGTATCCAGTAAATTCCATAACCTTCAAGGCCAAGCTGGTCCATTAAAAGCATGATTTTGTGGTCATCCTTGGCGTTTGTGTCGTGCCGGAACCAGTACGCCGCATTAGCCATTACGCACCTCCGTTGTGTCAAGTAGTCCGGCGGAATTAAAGGCGTCGTTCAGGATGTCTACGTATTGCTCCATGATTTGGTCTGTACCGCTTGATACGCAAGAAATTTTATCAACATCGTCCACTACAGAGCAAAAAACCGCAGGACACGACGCCCCTGATCGCAAAAACAAGTCAACTTGCCCCTCTCCAGAATACTTGGCTTTAATTCTTAAATCCATGATTTTGCTCCAAAAACACTGATATCCCCAAACGCAGAGTGAGAATTGGCCATGACAAGCCAGCGGGGTGCTGATTGGTCGCCTTCTTTGTTTGGGGGTATCATAATTCTTGTAAAGTTACTTGTTCATGTTTGGGCTTCTCACGACCATTTCTTCAATATATCAATTTCACGTCACCCGCAAGCGAGATTTTGTTGCCTCGCTTTTTTAATGTTGTACTTTTCGGCGGTCAAAAAAGTTGTTGCTGCACGCTCCGAAACGTTTTTTCATTTGCAAGCTTGAAGAAGTCTTTTTTAATCTCGAATCCATACGCTCTGCGCCCTCGCTGTACTGCCGCAAGCAGCGTCGATCCACTCCCTGCGCACGGGTCAATAACAACATCGCCCTTGTCGGTGAAAATATCTATGAGGTTTTCCAAAAGCCTCACAGGTTTCTGAGTCGGGTGCACCTTCTCGATTCCATCCTCTCTCGGCCAGTCAAAACAATTAAACACCATCTTGCCGCCGTTATTGAACTTCGGTAGCTTCTCCCGGTAAAGCAGTATTGCGTATTCACAATTACCGACAATCCGCATATTTGCTTTTAATACCTGAGCTGAAAAGTTCTTCCGAAAAACAAGATTAATGTATCTCATCAATCCGTATTTTTTGGCCTTTTCAATCAACTCGAATTGCTGCTCAAAAGAACAAAAAACGATCATGCAGGGGGCCTTTCCAGACTCTTTTGGTTCCTTCATCATCATCGTCGAGCAGAAATGAAGGAATTCGGTTATTCTGAAATCTTTGCCTGTGTCAAAAAACTCAGTGTTTGCAAGTTCGCTCTCCCCGTTTGTGCTATCGCCCCCCTTATACCAAGAGGGGTTTGAGCCATAGGCATCTTTTCCGATATTGTACGGTATATCAGCTATAATGAGCTGCGCCTTCGGGATGTTATACCGCTTGTAATTCTGGAAGTGGTCGTTATAAAGATTCGGCTCAAATTCCGTTTTTCTTTGCCTTTGTGCGATATCAATCACTGCGCTACCTCCTTTGATCTGATTCCAAAATATTCTTCATCCGCCTCAACAATCACCACGCTCCGAGCTTAAAATCTTCCATTATTCAATGATTATTTCAGTTCTTGGATTATTCTTGTCAACTTGATATGGATCAAAAACAGGAATCAAATACTTCGCACTATCGTCTGGCAACAGCCCCTCTTTGACGATGCAGTCAAAAAGGTTTTGAACAATATTGACGTAGTCGAAAACCCTGTCTGATTTACGGAAAATCTTAACTCTCAACCGAACAGGGAATGATCTGTCATGCATCGCCAACTTCCACTGCATGACAAACTTCGGATTATTCCGAATTAGCGCCCGCACCCTATCCTCGTCCGCTTTCGCGAGCGAGGATTTAACGGGAACGATCTTCGTTTTCCCTGTTGACTTGCTCCTGCACAGCAGCGGCTTTCGGCTATTTTTTGAGCTGATAAGCTCCCCAGGGAAAATGAACGTTGTTGGCTCCATTACCTCGAATCTCCGAGATAAGCGACCTTGCCTTCATGACGATCCTCAGCAGGGAAGGCAATCGGTTCCTGAAGGTCTTCAGTCCTCATCGGCCTTGTTTGCACAATCTCGCCAGTATCTTTCCTGAACGTCGTAATTGTGCGTAGAGCGTAATCTCTTTGCTCGGTTATTTCGACAGTCCGAGTTTCAAAACCATCTTTGATAACTCGTGCGATAGCCCTTGCATCAATGGTTTTGCCATCAATTCTTACTTTGTAATCAGCAGCATTTTCCTTTTTCTCTTCATCAAGTTTTTTAACATCTTGGATGAGTGTTGATAATTCTTGCCCTTTGTCCAGCAACTCGTTTTCAGAAAGTTGGCACTCCAATTCCATCGTAATACCTTTCATGATTTTTGGTTTTGTGTTGATTAATTAAGCCACCTGATAACCGGAACCGATAGCCTCAGCCACGGCTTTTTGTCAATATTCAGTATGATGTAAAACTGAATAGTCGGGAATAACGCTCTTGTGCGGTTTTTCATAAATCATCCCCCGCAAGGATATCTTTATAACAAGCAAAACATACCGGCTCTCCGTCCGATTCCGGAGTTTCATAGATATCGTCGCCGGGCTTAATTTCCTCAGCACAGTAGTAGCAGAAGATCATTTCGAATCCTCCTGATAGTCGCAATTCCTGCACGCGAGAACGTCTTTGTATACATTCTTACACGTAAGACTGTCGTCATCCCACTTTAAATAGTGACTCCTTCTTTTGTACAAGTCATGTTCACCGCCGTTCAGGCATGGGGCTTGTCTTGCGTCCAAACTGACGACCATTTCCGCGCTGAAGACAAACATCTTCTCGCAGTGCGGGCATTCTTTTTCATAGCAATCGCCTTCCTCCTCCCAGTCTTCGCCGTTTATGATTTTAACCGGCTCATTACAGTACGGGCATTTTACATTATCCATTATTGCTCTCCTTTTTTTTCAACTCTTTAATGATCGCGTCCTCGATCTTTATCCTCACTACAGTTTCCGCTTGAATCAGTGCTGCGTGCAAGGCTCCAAAAACCTCCGTAGAACTCACTCCGCTGCTTCTGACTTCGTCGCCATCCATGTACGCGAGATCGTTGTCTGGCATGTAGATTACAAGTTTTCTCATATCCTTATGTTATCCGTTTTGAGTTTATCCGCCATTGCTTTTTTAAGCTTCTCCGCTGATTCTCGCCTCTGTTTTTCGATATCCCAAGATTCATTCGTCTCCATGAATTTAGGTATCCTATCGACCCTGCACATTACAAAAAGCACGTCTTCGAGTTCCCTGTAAATTAATTCTGCTCCTCCCTTCCCCTCTGCATACCTCTGTACTGCAAACGCTAATTCACCAGCCTCCTCCCTGAGTTTTGAAATAGCTTCTGTAGGACCAAGAATTGCGAGCGCGTCGTCATGAATATCAGTCATAATTATTCAAAAATTGATGGTTGATAGAGTTCCATTCTATGTTCTTCGACGTTGTGAATTAATCCCCGTTCTCCTTTTTTCTTGTCAAAAGTCACGGTATAAACCGCCCTTTCGTCATCCTCTCCCCGGCAAATAATTCTCACTTGTGCGACGATGCAGATTATTTTCGGTTTTTCCGGATTAATTACCCGGTCATAGAGTTTGAATTTTGATGTTATCATCTCGCCCCCTTTTTTTTGTATGCCGGAGCCGCATAAGTCGCAATACCTGTCGCCTCCTGCACCTCACGGACAAACCTTTCGGGGTCACCATGGCTCCGGCTGATATGCAACAGCCATATCCCCCGCGTTTTGCTCAGGTCGTTGGTTTTGAGCGTTTTGATGCATGTATCAAGGGACATGTGCGCCCCGTAAACACTATCCTCTCGATTGCAGTCTTCCGGTATCAAGTCCGCCGCGTAATTGCATTCCAGTGCAAAAATCGTCGGGCTGAAAAAGAATGGCGCTGGGCAGTAGCTCAAGTCAGTCATAAAGACCATGGACTCTACGCCAGATTTGATGATGAAACCGAAGCATGGCACAGTGTGCGGAACTTCAAAGGATTCGACAACAAGATCATTTGCCGCCGTGAAAATCAGTCCATCACCATAACGCACATCAATTCCTCTTTTCTCCAGCTCTGCGGCGGAATGGTTGTGGTCATCGTGCTTGTGACTGACAAAGCAAGCGCTGAACTCGCTCAA